TAGACCTTATAGATAATCCAGATTTAGATGCATCTTTAGGTTCATATTATGCCACTGCTATAGAAAAACAAAATGTTACTTTTTCTTCTCCTAATGGTGGTTCAACAACAAAAGCATTAACTACACCTAAGCAATCCGTAACTGCAAATGTTGCTCCATCAGGATTTTCTTCTAGGCCAGTAAATATAACTGAAATTTTTTCAAGTTATTCTATAACTTTAAAATATACACCAAGTGTAATAGCTTCTGTTACAGGCATATTAACGGGCACAGTGGCTGGTGAAACTGTAATCTTAGAAAGACCTGTTTTTTCAGCTGCACTTATATCTAAAGGTCAAGCATTTAAAAGAGAAACATATACTAACTCTGGTAAGAATATAGTTGTTACGCAAAAAACATCAGAAAAATACGATAGCATAATTGTAAGGTACAGATACCATTCTACATATAATCCAAATGCTAAGGTTACATAAACTGTATAAATACAATTATATTATATTAAAAAGGAATCCATATTATGGGAAAGAAAAAATCAAGGTCAGGTGAAGTATCGAATGGTGAAAGACGTAATGTTTCAGCATGGAGTGTTAAATCTGGTCGTAAGAATACGAGTGAATTAGATCGTGCTATGAACCAACTTAAAGCATTTAACTCTGGTAAAAATGTTATGTTAACAATACCTAACCCAGTTAAGAGTGAAAGTAACAAACCATTCATTCGTGTAAACGCTAAAGAAAAATGGAGAAATGATAAGTTTATAATGAAACAAACTTCATAGTTATCCTTATAAATAAACGTAACAGGAGTCCAACTTAATGGCTACACCAACCGCACATAGAGATGCACAAGGTCAGAATGACATAGATCGTAATGTGCGGCAGTATAGAGATTTAGATTTGTTTTTTGCAAAGACACAATCTTCGAAGGATATTAGAAAAGTTACTGATATACAAGCTGTTAAACGGTCTGTTCGTAACCTTGTTTTACTAAATCATTATGAAAAACCTTTTCATCCAGAGATTGGTTCTGGTATTAGGGATATGTTATTTGAAAATATGAGTAATATGACAGCCTTCATTCTTGCAAAGAAGATAGAAGATGTTATAGAAAATTTTGAACCAAGGGTTAGACTTATTGGTGTTCGTGCTGACCCTAACTTAGATCGTAATGAATATGAAGTGACAATAGAGTTCTTTGTAGTTAATACACCTACAGAGCTCGTTGACTTAACGGTATTTCTAGAGGTATTACGATAATGGCTACAAATAATAAAAGATTAGAGGTGACAGAATTTGATTTTGATGATGTAAAAGATAATCTCAAAACTTTCCTAGGCGCACAAACCGAATTTACTGACTATGATTTTGAAGGTTCTGGTATGAGTGCATTGTTAGATGTTCTTGCATATAACACTCACTACCTTGGTTTCAATGCAAATATGTTAGCAAACGAAATGTTTCTAGACAGTGCATCATTAAGATCAAGTATTGTTTCTCACGCAAAGACATTAGGTTATGTACCAACTTCTGCTCGTGCAGCAAAAGCAACAATAGATGTCACTCTTAATACTAATACAACTTCTGTAACAATGCCAGCTGGAACTGTTTTTACTACAACGGTGGATGATGTATCTTATCAATTCTCAACTATATCAGATGTAACAAAATCTAATACTGGAAATACTATTCCTTTTGTTGGTGTAGATATTTATGAAGGTACATTTATAACTACACGTTATTCAGTAGATTCTTCTGATGTTGATCAAAGGTTTCTTATAACAGATAATAGAGCAGACACTAGTACCTTGATAGTTAAAGTTCAAACATCATCTACAGATTCCACTACTAATACATTTACAGAAGCAACTGATATAACTCAAGTGGCTGCTGGAAGTAATGTTTACTTTCTACAAGAAGTTGAAGCTGGATTATTTGAAATATATTTTGGTGATGGTATTATTGGTACTGCTCTTTCTGATGACAATATTGTTATACTTACATATGTCGTATCTAATAAATCTGCAGCTAACGGAGCTTCACTTTTTACCAATTCTGCGGCAATCGCAAGTGTTACAGATATATCAGTTGCAACGGCAGCTGCGTCAACTGCTGGTGCTGAACCAGAAAGTCTTTCATCCATAAAGTATAATGCTCCTTTGGATTTTGCTTCTCAAGGTCGTTGTGTTACATCAGAGGATTATAAAGTTTTTGCAAGAAAGTTTTTTCCTAATACACAAGCTGTTCAAGTTTTTGGTGGAGAGGCTGGTTCTTTTGATACAAGTCTTGGTGTCATCGATACTCCCGAATATGGAAAAGTTTTTATATCAATAAAATCTACAACAGGTAATAGTTTAACTGCAACTGAAAAATCACAATTAGTTACTGACCTTGCACCATTCACGGTTGCATCCATAACTCCAGTTATTGTTGATGTTCAAACTACAAAACTTATTTTACAGGTAGTTTTTAAATTTGATTCTAGTAAGACAACTAAAGATGTAACTTCTATAGAATCTGAAGTTTTTTCTGACCTAGAAGATTTTAATTCAGATACTTTGGGTCAGTTTGAAGGTGGATTTAGACATTCAAAAGTAACAGGTCTTATAGATGATACAGATACTTCTATAACAGGAAATATTACTAATGTAACTATGGCTCATGATTTAACACCAACAATAGGCTCTGATACATCATATACCATACAATTTAATAATAAGATTTTTAATCCACATGATGGCCACAATAAAACAGATGGTGGTGTGGTATCTTCTACTGGATTTAAAATTAGTGGAGATACAATTAATGATATGTTCTTTGATGATGATGGTAGTGGAATTTTAAGACTTTACTATTTGGTTGCTGGTGTTCGTGTATATCAAGACTCAACAGCTGGAACAATAGATTATACCACTGGTAAGATTGTTATTGCCAGTATTAATATTATTACAGTATCAAATGTTGATGGTGCTGCTTCTAGTATTATTAGAATAACAGCAACTCCAGATTCAAGTGATGTTATTCCAGTTCGTAATCAATTATTAGAAATAGACTTTGTAAATACTACTATATCAGGTGAACAAGATACTATTGCTACAGGAGATTCTGCAGCTGGTACATCTTACAATACAACCTCTAGTTATACAGCGCCTTCGAGTTATTAACTTATGGCACCTTTTGATAACGGATATTCATCAGACCTAACAAACAAACTTAGTCCTTTAATTGAAGGTCAAGTTCCTGACTTTGTACAAGCAGACCATCCCCTATTTGTTAAATTTTTAAAATACTATTATGAGTATCTTGAAGCTGGTGAATTAAGAGTTACTGTTAATATTGATAATCTACTTTTAGAATTAGAAACACCCTCTAGTGTATTAGATGTAGACGGTAATGAAATTGTTTTAGAAAGTGGTAGTGGAACTGATGGTAAGTTTGTTGTTGGTGAAACTATTACAGGTGCAACAAGTAAAGCTACTGCAAAAGTTCTCGTTGATGATTTAGGTAATGCAAAAACACCAAGACTATTCATTACTTCTCAGCAACAATTTCAAACAGGAGAAACTATTACAGGTGGTACTTCTGCTGCTACGGGTACTATAGATAGGTACAGAGCAAACCCAGTACAAACTCTACAACAATTATTAGAATATGCAAACGTAGATAATACCATATATGATTTTCTAGATCAATTACGTGAATCGTTTATGAACGCAATTCCAAATAACCTTGCTACTGGTATTGATAAAAGAAATTTAATAAAGAACATAAGAGAACTATACAGAGCTAAAGGTACATCCGAAGGTCATAAAATTTTTATGAGAATGTTACTGGGTGAAAACTCTGAAGTAACTTATCCAAACAGATTTATGATGCGCTCCTCAGATGGTAAATGGGTCAACAAAGTAATATTGAGAACTTCTCCTAGCGCAAATGCTATTTCAACAGAACTTATTGGTACAACAATTACAGGTAATACTTCTGGTGCAACTGCTGTTGTCTCAAGTGCATTGAGTACAGCAGAAGGTGGAGAAGCAATAGTTCAGTTTGAACTAAATCCTGTCTCTATAGTTGGAACTTTTGTAGACGGAGAAACTATTACAGGAACTTCTACTGTCCAAGATGTCACTATGACATTTACTATTAGAGGAATGGTTACAAATTTTAATGTAACAAGTGGTGGTATTCTTTATGACGTAGGAGATACAGTAGAACTTGATGCACAAACAGCAATAGGTAATGGTGAGGCTTTAGCTAAAGTTGCCTCTATTAAAAGAGGTAGTGTCAGTGAAGTTATTATTGATGATGCTGGTATAAACTTTAATGTAGGAGATGCTCTTACATTTACTACCACAGAGACAAGTACTAATACTAAAGATGCTACTGGGTTTGTTTCTGTCATTGATGGTTCTTTAATAATAGATGGTACAGATTCATCATCATCAGATGCTGAAAAACTTTTAGTCCTTGAAGCAGGAACTACTTCACAGTTAGAAGAATTTCAAATTATATTGGATGGTGGTGGTACAGAAGCAACAGCTCTTGTAAATGGAACAACATCTTTAAGTACTACAGTAACATTAGATGGAAACTCTGGTACAATATTAGTTGGTATGGCTGTATCTGGTAAAGGAGTAGAACGATCTAGAGGTATTACTGTTACTGCTGTATCATCACAAAATTCTATCACTATAAGTTCTGCTTTAACTCTATTAGATAATATTAATTTATTCTTTGATAATATTGCTGATGGCGAGGGTGACACTCTTGTTTTAGATGGAACTGATGGTTCTTCTACTAACGCTGGTAGTAATGTTATATTAAATCAAAATGGTTATGACTTACAAGAAAGTAGTGATACTTACGGAACAGAAACAGATTCTTTTGCTCTTGAAGAAGGAACAGTTGGAACTGGTGTTATTACTAGAGTATTTGTCAGTGATGGCGGCGGTGGTTATTCTTTACTACCAACAGTTGGCGTAACAACAACTGGAGGAAGTGCTGCAGCTCTTCTTGCAACAACAAAAACTATTGGTGCAGTAGATAGTGTTGATATTACAAACCAAGGATTTAAATATACTCAAGAACCAGAAGCTCAATTTCATGCAAACTTTGTTGTTAAAGATGTAACAGGAACTTTTG